AAACAAAATGGTGTTATGTTATGTCGAAATGATTTCAGCAGTGCTTATCCTGATTTTAATTTAAATATTTATTATATTTTTAACGATGATTTGAAAAATTATACTGAATTACAATTAAGATATCATTGGCATATTAAAGGGCATATAGAAAAACAAATATCTAATTTAAATACATTTTTCGAATTATATGATAAATATGATAATGAATTCTTCTATAAAATCAATAAAGAACTAATTAATAAATATTATGAAGATAATTATATTTACTATTTTGATATCAATAAGAATAAACTAAATAAAGAACTTGTAAATATTAAAACTTTCCATACTTTTATTAAAACTAATAAAAATTTCATTAAATCAATTTATGATTTCTTTATAACTAACCCTGATATAAATATAGAAGTAATCGGATTATTTAATAAAGATTTATTTAGAACACACGTTTCTAAAAGAACTATGAAAGATAATGAAATTAAAGAAATTATTTATTTTTATCTAGAAGAAATTGAAAAGGAAAATAGAGAAACAATATTAAATAAGGAAGATTTTTATAATAAATATGATAAATTCGATTTAGATATATTTAAGAAATTCAATAAAAAATATGAAAAGGTAGAAGAAATAATATGTATTACTGACTATCATTCTAATAATTTAATAGGTTCTTTAAATGACTTCTTGGAAAAACATATTGATTTTGATTTAGATAATTTCAAAGAAACTGTGTTGGATAAGAATTTAAGTATTATAGATAATTTAGTAAAATTTCATTTAGATAAAAATTATAGAAGTGAGTTAGAAGAAGTAATAAAAGTTGAAGAAAAAGTAGATACAAATTTTTCAGTAGAAAAAGTAGATACAAATTTTTCAGTAGAAAAAGTAGATACAAATTTTGATTGGGAATTTTATTTAGATATATATCCTGATTTAGAACAAAATGGTATAAAAACAAAAGAAATGGCTTATAATCATTGGAAAAAATTTGGTAAGAAGGAAGGGAGAAAAGGTTGTTTTGATATGATAACAAAAAAGTATAATTTACAAAGTAATACTACAACATTAAAAAATTATATACTTTTAGTTGGTTTAAAAGATATCAATTGTTCAATTTCTGAAAATTTATTAATTTTAAAAAATACATTTGAAAATAAAAATATACCAGTAAAAATATTTGATAAATCAGAATATAATAATATTTATCAGAATAGTAGAGAAACAATAATTTGTTTACAACCTTTTGAATTAGAAGAAATAGATTTTTCTAAATTTAAAACTAAACCTTCTATATTTTGGGTTTGGGAGTTTAAATCATTGCCATTTATTTTTAAAAAATACGAATCTTATATAAAAAAAATTTATGTACCGAGTGAATTTTGTAAAAATATTTTTAATGATAATTTTTCAACCCCGGTAGAAAAAATAGAATATAAATCTTTAATACATAATTATATTGGTTTATTAGATAAGTATAAATTAAAAAATGAAAAAATATTTCATATTATTAATAAAAATAAAACTTTCTTAAAATTTGGGTTTTGTTTTGATTTAAATAGTAGTTTGATAAGAAAAAATGTTCTAAATTTAGTTAAGGCTTTTGAATTATTAGAAAATGAATCAAATAAAATTTTAATTTTAAAAACTAGAAAAATTAGAAATAAAAGAAATATAAGTCAAATAGAAACACAATTATGGAAAGAAATAAAAGAAATTATTAACAAATGTGAAAATATATATTTAATAGAAGAAGAATTGGAGATAATGGAATTATATAAATTTTATACATATTTAGATTTTTATATTTCTCCTCATTGCGGAGAAGGATTTGGTTTAACAATTTATGATAATATGATATTAGGTAATAAAATAATTTCACCTTTTTATTCAGGAGAAACCGATTATTTAAAAAGAGATAAGATTATTGAATTAGAATTTGAAGATACCAAAATAGAAGGTTTAGACCAACACCCAATATACGGACAAATGAATGATTTTTATGCTTGTCATCTTGATTTTTTACAAATTTATAAATATGTTATTAAAATTAAGGAAATAAAACTAAAAAGTGAGACAATTGATATATATATTATATTAAAAGATAATGAGTATTATGTATCATATATATTACCGGATATAATAAAAGAATTAGAAAATAATTTTAATTGTAAATGGTATATTTATGAAAATAATTCAGCAGATAATACTAAAAATTTATTAAAACTATTATTTGAAAATTTAAATTCTAAAATGTTACTAGAAGACGAAGATTTTGATTATAATTTATTTAATAAAGAGAATTGTAAATATATCGAAGAAAAAATTAATGATAAAAATAATAATTATATGAAAATTGGTTATCGTTGTGAAAAAATAGCATTAGCAAGAGAAAAATGTAAAAAATTATGTTCTAAATCAAAATCAAAATGGTCATTACTTTTGGATACAGATATTATATTAAGATATAAACAAACAATTTTACCATTAATAGAAGCAAGAAATAATTTACCTAATGGTAAAATGTTTTGTAGTTATACAACTACAATTGTTTCTTATCCAGAATATAAAACAAACGATTTAGAAAATATTATTATTTATGAAGACAATAGATATATTTTTGATTATTATTATGATACTTTTGCTTATAACTGGGGAGAATATTTATGGTATACTAATTTTAAAGATATTATTGAAAAAGCCTTTGGAGATCAAGAATATTTAAAAGTAAAATCAGCATTTGGAGGATGTGTATTGATTGAATCAAATACACTTCATAAATCTACTTGGAATACAATATGTGATGAGGAAATGAAAAGTTATAATGGATATAAAATATATGGAGCATTAGAACATAATAATTTATGTAAAGATGTTAAAAAATACGGAGATATATATATTGTTAAAGAATCAAAAGGTATTTGGTTAACTGAGCAATTAATAAAAGATGAAAAATTATTAAAACTATGTATTGAAAAAATATTTTATACAGATAAAAAAATATTAGGTATTAATACAAAATCAGAATATATTGATTTTTTCTTGGGAAGTTGTGACGGGTTAAGTACTGTTGCCAATAGTTTTCAAACATTTACAAAATATATAAGTAATAATAGTTTTCAAAATAAATTAGTAAATGAAAAGTTAGAAACATCTAAACAAACTTTAATTTTATGTGAACCTCCAAAAGCAGAACGTTTTTTTGACATTAATCATAAAAATTATATTTTAACTATGTTTGAATCAAATAAATTACCATTAAATTGGGTTGTTTTATTAAATAAATATGAAGGGATTTTTGTTCCATTAAATAATATTAAAAGATTATTTATAGAATCAGGTGTAAAATCAAATATTTATGTGACAAATCTAATTGTATCTAAATATACAAGAAAAAAAACTTTTTGGAATAATAATTCAACTTTTGTAGTTGGACATATAGGAAATTGGAAAGATAGAAAAAATTTAGATAAATTAATTAAAAGTGTATATAATTTAAAACAAAAAGGATTAGATATAATACTTAAATTACATTTTGCATTTTGGTATAATGATAAATATAAGAATAATTTTTTTCAATTATTCAATATCTATAAAAATGTAATAGAATTCACCGAAAACCCAATGAATGAAGATGAGAAGAATAATTGGTTTTCTAGTTTAGACTTATATGTATGCTGTTCTTCGTCAGAAGGATTTAGTTTAGGACCCCGCGAAGCAATTAAAACAAATATCCCTATATGTATAACAGATATATCAACTCATAATGATATAATAAAAATGTCTAATAAAATTATTATAAGTAATAAATTTAGTAATGCTGAATATGAGGGTAACGCCGGTATAATTCCAATAATAAATATAGAAGATATTCAAAATTCAATTAAAAATTGTTATTTAAATTATAATAATTGTATAATTAACGCAAATCATGCTTATAATTGGGCATCCAATAAATGGACTAAAGAAAAGTTTGAGTATATTATTCAAAATAATATTAAGATAAATTTGTTTAAAAAAAAAAAACATAATAATAATGTCTTATTTTTTTTCCCTCATTGTTTTTATCCTTCAAGATGCGGAGTTCATAAATTAGCGTATAATATATTAAAAGAACTGATAGATTACGGATACTTCATAACAATATTATCATATGAAAATATAGAAGACGAATTTGTTAATTATATTTGGGGAAATGATAACATTAATTTTTTTGTTTCTAAAAATATTAATGTGGAATTAATGAATATTGATTGGAGTCAAGAAAAAATAAAAGAATTTATTGAACCTTTAATAAATATAAATGATATTATTAGAATTCATTATTCTCCTGAAAATTGGAAATTAAATACATTATTTGATGATGAAAAATTATTTTCTAAAAAAACACTTATATTAGATCAAAGTGATGATATAAAATTAAATATAAAATTAAATGAAATGATAAAAAATAAAGATAATTATTTAGATATAAGTTATTATTATAACTATATTCATAATTATTATAAAAATATAGATAGTAATATGGATTATATATCTAAATATGCTTATTTATTTGATCATATAATATGTTTGAATGATAATGAGGCACATTTTTTTGAAAGATGTGTAACTAAAAATACATTAGTAAATAAATTCAATTGTGCTCAAATTACAAAATCAATACAACATACTGATAGAATAAAAATTATTTTTGTAGCATCAAATAATATTTTTAATATTCAAGCATTTCACGTATTAGAAGAAAAAATAATGCCTTTACTTGATGAAGATATTGAAATAGAAATCTACGGAGGTTTAAAAAGTAAAGTTGAAACTAATAATAATAAATTAAAATTAATGGGATTTGTTGATAATATAGATGATGTATATAAAAATACATTATTTTCTATATGTCCAATAATAGCAGGAACTGGGCAAAAAATTAAAATATTAGAATCATTATCATATAATATCCCAGTTGTTACTTTTCAAATTAATAATATTGACATATTGGAACAACAAACAAATTGTTTTATTGCTGAAAACGAACAAGAATTTGCTGATTATATTAATTATATTCATAAACATCCTGAAATAGTAATGAACATAGATTGTAATAAATTACCCTTAGAATTATATGAAAAATCAAAGGATGAATTATATAATATTTTTTTATAAAAATAAATATTCAATTTAAATTATAAATAAATATTATATGATAATTATTAATATTGGATTAGCAAAAACTATGACTACCGAATTAATAAAATTTATAGATAATTATACTGATATAATTGTATTAAATAAATATGAAATTAAATTTAATGAAGCCTTAAATATAGACTATCTAAATTTAGATAAAACAAAGATATATTACTATAAAAATCCTCTTTTTATATTTAATCCAAAACTTGAGATTTTAATAAAAAAAATAGAAGAAAATAATCATAAAGTTATTTTAATATTTGGTGTAAGAAATATCATAGATAATATATATTCATTATATGACCATTGGGTAAATTGGGATAATGGTAGTATGTTAAAAAGATTTAATTGTAAAGATGTATTAGATATTTATAATAATGTTCTTTCTACTTTTTACAAAGATATAGAAAAACATTTAGATTTTTTAAAGAAACATAATACTATAATATATAATATTAATAATTGTAAAGGAACTATATACGATTTTTTAAAAAAAATGTTTGATTTAATGGAAATAGAAGTTAAAATAGACGATGGTTTACCTAATATAAATATAAATATTACTAAAAAGGTCGATAATACTAACCTAAAAGAAAAAATAAAAGAATATAATTTAATAAAAAGTGAATTTGATAAACATTTTAAAAATATTGATATGATAAAATTATAATTTTCATATAATCTTTTTTTAATTTTATTAATAATTCTAACTCTTTTGTATTTTTATAATTACTTCAAAAGATTTAGAGACAATACAAATTATACCACACATTTATTAACTTTATATAATAAAATATAAATTAAAGATAAAATATAATAAATAATTTATTTTATACTCTTAATATGATTATTTATTTCCTATTCTCTTCTATTACATTTCTACAACTATATATTCCCTTAGTTATAGAACTTAGAAAAAGAAGCACATATTATTTCATTGTTCGTTCTAATTATAAAGAATATGCCAATCCTTTCTCTGAAACCAATTATCCCATTTTATTAAAATATGCGAAAAAATACAATATTATTCTAATAGATAGCAGAAAAATTAATATTAAATCAATACAGGGTTTAGTATTTATGGTAGATGGAGATATATACGGACCACCTG